ATGGTGGTTCCTTGGTTGAAGTTAGAACTAGATTCTCTAATGCACGTCTGACTGGTCACGACTTCCTCTCGATTGGTGTTGGTAACAAAACTGAAACCAACTATCCAAATGTTAACGAATCAAACGTACAGCAGGGTAATGAAACTAGCAACTTTGTCCTGGTAGAGTCTTCTTCGTCTCTACTGACCAAGGCGGTAACTTCAGAGTTGGTGACTTCTTCTCCGTTAACCAGTTAACTGGTGCTGCTACCCTGGACGCTTCCGCGTTCAACCTGTCTGGTTTGACTGAACTGAGACTGGGTTCACTTGGTGGTCAGATTGGTGAGGCGATCAACGAATTCTCCTCTGACGAGACCATGAGTGGTAACTCTAACACTGCAACCCCAACGGAATTCGCGGTTCGCGGATATCTTACACGCGGTAGCATGGGTGTTGAGGCAATGGTTCCACCTAAAGGAACTACAGCACAAAGACCTGTAGCTCCAATCCAAGGTGCTCTGAGATACAATACTGACCTTGGAAGTTTTGAAGGATACAGTGGAACTGCTTGGGTGCCCATCGGTGGATACCAGAACGTAGATGTAACTACTACTTACACTGCTTCTTCATTCCAGACTCTCTGGTGTAATACAAGCGGTGGTGGATACACTGTTACTCTTCCCGCAACTCCTAATAAGGGTGATGTTGTTAGAATCGTTGACGTTGCCAAGACATTTGATAGTAATACACTTACTGTTGGTAGAAATGGCAAACCTATCATGGGAGATGCTGCGGATCTAACAGTAACAACTGAAGGAGCATCATTTGATCTGATCTTCTACAACGATACTTACGGATGGAGAATCTTCAGTGTCTGATGCTTGAAGACTGTACAGAGGGGGGACATTGAGTTCTCCCTCTCATTATATGTGATTATATAAATAATAGAACGAGGATTAATGTAAAAAATGGCATCCTACGGAAGTTACAAAAAAATTGTTCAAGGTCAGATCTTAGATGGCACTGTTCCTAACAGTGCTTTAGAGATTGGTGCTGGTCTTGCTTATAATGTAAAACACGTTCAAGGGCAACCAAATGTTTGCTCCCCTGGTTGCTGCTGTCTTTGGACAGTACCCACTGGAGTAAAAAAAGTTACTTTTGAAATGTGGGGATCTGGTGGTAATGGTCACGGGGCATGTTCATGTAACCGTTGTCATCACTATGCAGGCGCAGGTGGAGGATATTACAACACCAAAACTATTCCTGTTCAAGGAGGTTGGACATATACAATCTGTGCTTCTGGTGTTTATCGCTGTTGCTCAAGAGAGTGTGTTGGTTGTACTGGATGTGCTTCATATGTAAATGGATGTAACCTATCTAACTTCTGTGCCATTGGTGGTATAGGTGGTTGTGCTAATACCTCCTGGGGAAATCTTTGCTTCTCTGAATTTTCTTGTTGCTTAGCACCTGGTAATAATGGTGGTGACTTTGGAATGGGCAATCATCGTGGAGCGTTTGATGGTACTATATGCTGCCACTGTCAGGATGTTAGGGTTTGTACAACTGTTGCCCCATTCCTTGCGGGTGGATCTGGCAGTACTTCCGCAATGATTACTTGCTGGATGCGTTGTGGTTGCTGGCACGTTCCTTATGGAACTGGTGGACAAGGTGCTACAACTACTTATTGTGGATCTAGTTGCTGCGGACAAGGTGGACAAGGCGGCGGCGGACTTGTCAAAATCGTATACATCTGATAGGAGAATTAAGGGAAAATGGCTTCTTACGAAAGTTACAAAAAAATTAACGCTGACGGCATTGTAGATTCTGGCGTTAATGCTGCAGATTTTAGCACTGCCCTTAATGGCACCTATGGTGTTAAGTGGTACTATGGTACTCCTGCTGCTATGACTTCTGGTTGCTGCTGTCTTTGGACAGTTCCAACTGGTGTTAAGAAACTCCAAATTCAAGCATGGGGTTCTGGTGGTAACGGTAATGGATTCTGTTCATGTAACCGTTGTCATCACTATAGAGGTGCTTCTGGAGGATACTATAATACTAAAACCATTGACGTACAAGAAGGGTGGCAGTATACCGTTTGCGCTGCTGGTGTTTATCGCTGCTGCTCAAGAGAGTGTACTGGTTGTGAGGGGTGTGCTTCCTATGTAAATGGATGTAACCTATCTAACTTCTGCGCTCATGGTGGGGAACATGGATTTGCAAATACCTCTTGGAATACCCAGTGCCATAGCGAAAACTATTGCTGCTATGCCCCTGGTGACTTGGGTGGAGACTTTGCAATGGGAACTCAGGATACTGGTTGGTCTGGTACTGAGTATGTTTATGATAGAGGATTCTGCCATTGCTGGAACCAATCATTGTTTGCAAGTGGTGCAGCATTGATTGGTACTCAAGCTCAAATGTCTTCTAGACATTGTTGGATTCGTTGTGGTTGCTGGAGTGTTCCATATGGTAATGGTGGACAGAGTGCTATGACCAATTACTGTGGACGTTGTTGTGGACAAGGTGGTACTGGTGGTGGCGGACTTATCAAAATCACATACTTCTGATTCTAAATAGTACTATAGAGAGCATCTAAAATGGCACAGTATTCAAATTATAAAAAAGTTTCTGGGGCAAGTTTACCAGCACAATCAATTACATCTTCTCAGTTAGAGGCTACTGGTCTGGACACTTGGAATGTTAAGTGGTTCTATGGATCACCTAACGAGTGTTCTCCAGGATGCTGTTGTTTGTGGACAGTTCCCTCAAATGTCAAAAGAGCGACAATTGAGATGTGGGGATCTGGTGGTACTGGACATGGTTCCTGTTCTTGCAATAGGTGCCAAGTATATCGTGGTGCTCAGGGTGGATACTATAATACTAAAACCATTGATGTTCAAGCAGGTTGGACATATAGCGTTTGCGCTGCTGGCGTTTATCGCTGTCGTTATAGAGAATGTGTTGGATGTTACGGGTGTGCTTCCTATGTAACTGGATGCAACTTAAGTGGATTCTGTGCCATTGGTGGTCGTGGTGGATTTGGTTGTAACAGCTGGACCCTCGGTTGCCATTCTGAAAACGAATGTTGCCGAGCACCTGGTGATAATGGTGGTGAATTTATGATGGGTAATCATCAAGGTGGATATTGGAACCCCAAGGCATCTTGTTGCCATTGCCACGGTAGATACGCTCACCCAACTGCTGCTCCATTCATTGGAACAAACGTTATGCAGGCTCTCATCCGCTGCTGGGTTCGTTGTGGTTGTTGGACTGTTCCATATGGACATGGTGGACAGGGTGCTTTTACTGACCAATGTGGTCGTTGCTGTGGACAGAGTGGTATGGGCGGTCCTGGTCTTGTTAAAATTACTTACGTCTGATATAATAAAAACTCCGTGTGAAGGAAGTGGGAGAGTGCTAACCGCACTCTCTTTTTTATTTTCTGGTATAAATAGAAGGGAAGGAGTAAACCCGAAGAAATCCTAAACAATTATGGCTTCCCAACAAATTAGAGTAGAGTACGATCTCGCTCTCCCAAACTCATTTCTAGTAGATCACGCTACAACTGACGGCAAAAAGCGCACGGCAGTATATGATGGTCCCGATAAAATTTATCTTCAAATTGACAAAGACGGTAAAGAATGTTCTGGTCCCTTAACCGAGGATGATATTCTTGATGGTCGTCCAATGCCAGCAGACTGTGTTGACTGGTTTGAAGTTGACTGTGCTACAGACCCTCTGGTTTGTCAACTCAGAGGTCCAGTTGTCGATGAACTGGAAGAAGAGTATACTGGAGAAACTGTCCATCCAGGATCTCCATCAATCGATGGATTCCCTCAGTTCTCTTATGGCACACCTATTATGCCTCAGGATGTTTATAATAAAGATAGCCTAAAGGTTGTTGATGGTGCAGTAACCTTGGATAGATGGACAGTTACACAGAAACTTCTTGATAGAGAGACTGAACTCACTTGGGAGGAGATTCGCCAAAAGAGAAATGATGCATTATCTGCTTGTGATTCTAAAACTGCAGATGATATGCCTGCTGCTCTTTTGAAAGAGTGGAAGGATTATCGTCAACAGTTGAGAGATTTCCCTGCGAGTATGGAAGCAGCTGGTGTATCAGCTAGTATTGCGTTCTATATGTTCCCACAAGAACCTGAATATACAACACCAGAGTAATATCTGTTAGATTTATGATTGAAGATTATAAAATTTACAAATTTGATTATATTAAAGAAAACCAACCCGAGATCATCGAGACAGCAATTCTTTGTCACGAGGGTCTCACCCAAGATGGGTTTGGAGACACTACATGGAGTTATTATCTGTATAATATCTTCAGTGTCTCCTCTCCCTCTTTACATTATCTGAACATTTTTAGGAAACTTAGAGAAATAATTAGAGAGAATGTAAAAGAGGATGTAATACCTGCTAGTGCATTTCAACATGGTCGCCCGACCAAACAGTATGGAGCAATGCCACTATTGTGATGTTCAAAGTAAATTCTGAACTGACTGCAAAAGTTGTCAAGGTTAACAACAGTCAGATAATTGAGATTCAAAATTTTTATGATAATCCTGATGGTGTAAGAGAATATTCTTTATCATGCAAAAAATATACTAAGGAAGAGAATGAAGATCTTCTTGCTTCTGCTATAGGACGTAGGGTATGCGAAGATACTTTGGAACTTGCTTTCTATCATCAAGATATTTTTAGAGAGTTGTGTCTACATCCAGGATGGAATATTGATTTTGATAAAGAACAGTTTGATTTTCTGTGGTCTGGAATGAGATTCATAGTTAATGCTACTAATAACTATGAGATTATTGAAGATGGTAGAGACATGATTGTTCATCAAGATGCTCCACATCTAAACTGGGCATGTGTTATTTTTTTAAATAAACCTGAAGAGTGTGAAGGTGGAACAGGATTTTATCGATATGATTCAGACACAGATAAAATAGACCTTGAACATTTGTCTGTAATGGAGTATAATAAAGCAGTGTTATATCCTGCAAGTATGCCTCACGGTGCTATCATGGAGAAGACCATGTTTAAAACCTGTGATCGATTAGTACAGGTTATGTTCATGTGATAAATAACCCAAGATTATAATTGATTAACTATTTGGAGTTTGGATTTGATGAGATCAAAAGCATTTTTTGTTAATGGTGGAGCTGGCAGAGTTATTTGCTCCATTCCTGCATTTGAAAAATACGCAGAGACCCACGATGACTTTGTTATTGTTGCTGAGGGAGGCACAGATTTTTTTAAAGGTCATCCAACTTTGGATGGTAAGGTGTTTGACAATTGGCATAAAGGTCTGTTTGAACAGGAACTTAAGCATAGAGATATTGTAAGTACTGAACCATATCGTGTCTGGGAATATTATAATCAAGAGTGTAGTCTTGCTCAAGCATATGATATTCAGATTAACGAATTGGATGGACCAAGAGAACTTCCTGCCCCGACAGTTGTTCTTAGTAAAATGGAAGTTGTTAATGGGTTTAACGCTATAGAAGAGGTTAAACAAGGAACAGGTAAAGATAAAGTTCTTGTTGTTCAACCATTTGGTCGTTCTGTAGAGACTGTTGGTAATGACTTTATTGCAGACCCAACTTCCCGTAGTTTCTCTTTGAATAATATTGTAAGTATTATTAATGATTTAAAGAAAGACTACTCTGTCATTATAATGAGCGAACTTCAATTTCCTCTTGAGGAGAATGAGGAGAAGGCAAAGTATAAAGTTGCAAGACCTCAGATTCAAGAACAAAGAATGTGGGCATCAATTATTAATTCTGCAGATCATTTCCTTGGATGTGATAGCATGGGACAGCATCTTGCTAAAGCATTTGGCACGACCGCAACTGTAGTTACAGGTTCTACTTATCCAATCAATATATCTTATCCCAATGATAGGGATTTTGATATTATTGATGCTGGATTGGATCGGAGAAAGTATTCACCTATCCGACTTACCATGTCGGAAGATGTTGATCGTTACAATGATCAAGCAATGGAACTTAGTAAGGATCAAGAGAAGCAAGTTACTGCTTCTATTCGTAAGAGGATGGGTAAGGGAACTGCGTATACCAATTACGTTGCCCCAACTAAAAATACTGCACCCGCTTTAAACTCTTCCAATTATGCAACTCCCGCATTATCTGCATCACCGCAGATTAAAAAACCAACCAAAGGATTTTTGAGTGAAGTGAAGACTGTATCTCAACAAAATAACGTAGATAATCAAGTTAAGGGAATCCTTGACAATCTGAAGTGAGGAAAGAATGGCACAATGGATAGCAGCAATTGCTAGAGGACATAACTCTGGTCTTTGTTTATTAAAAGATGGTGAGATGATTCTCTCTATTGAAGAGGAGAGATTGACTAGGCACAAGTATGATGGAGGTCCTCTTGCCTCCATGGTTAAGATTTTAGAGTATACTGATAAACTTGACTACCTTGTTGTTGCCCATACTCAACCAATCGGTGATAGTGGTCGGATTGATTTTACTGGTGATGATCTTTATACAGGTCTTGCCAGGAAGTTAGGTTTGATTGATAGAAAAGCAGATCTTTATAACCACCCTCAGGTCATTGACTTGAGTAGGACTCACCATAAACTTCATGCTGCATGTGCATTTTATCGTTCAGGGTTTAAGTCTGCAGTATCTTTAGTTGTTGACGGTGCTGGTACTTTTATTCCAATGAATCTTGGTAAAGAAACTGAGATGACTTGGGAACTTGAATCTATTTTTACTTGTGAGTATCCTGCAGAATTTAAAACCATTTACAAACATCAAGCAGGTAGAGGTCCTTGGGGATCAGCAAAGGTTGATGAGTTTCCCAGTAAGGGTGAGAATGAGGAAGGAACTCATGAGTTTATCCTTGATGAGAGTGCTGGTATCGTAAAAGCATATGAAGCAGTTACTTCATATTGTGGATGGTCACCAATTGAAGCTGGTAAAACCATGGGATTGTTTCCATATGGAAAACCAAATGATAAGATCCCAGAGATTTACTCTGATCATGGAGGTACTGCTGAGTGGAAAACCTCCAATAGGGATGTAATTGTTCCCACTTATCCTAATGGTGCTGTTGTCAATGAAGGTAGATATACTTTCTTGAAGACCCCTCCAGAACCTGGCGATCTCACTTTACTTGAGAATCGTAGGGACATGGCATATGCCATTCAAGTGGAATCCCAGCAGATGGTTTTGGATTTGATTCGTAAAGCAGTTGAAAAGAGTGGCAATAAAAATGTTGTTATCTCTGGTGGTTATGGTCTAAACTGCGTTGCAAATTATTGGTATCTAGATCAACTCAAGGAAGATGGTATTAATATTTTTGTAGAACCAGTTAGTAATGATGCTGGAACTGCTATTGGTGCTGCACTTTTAATTTATCATTCTGTAAATGGTGACATGAAAATTAGAGATAGAATTCAAGATCTATATTATGGTCCTGAATATGATTTTTCTTTAGATCAGATTGAAGAAGTTGCTACTCGTTGGGGTGCGACTGATATTAAGACTGGTGCTGATTATGAAGACGTTATAAATCTTATTCAAG